CAACGACTTCTCCCGGAGCCTCGACGAAATCGTCACCCGCCTCAACCAGTCCGTCAAGCAGAAGCGCTGCAAAATCGCCTTCATCGACTACCTCGGCCTCTTCCAAGATGCTCTGGCCCTGGGCAACGTCAAGCTCTACCAGGTCATCGCCAAGATCACCGGCACCCTGAAGGCGGCCGCCAAGCGCCTCGGCATCCCGGTGGTGCTTCTTTGCCAGATGAACCGCGACGCCGTGAAAGAAAAACGCGCCCCGGAACTCTACGACCTCAGGGACTCCGGCTCCATCGAACAGGACGCTGACATCGTCCTCATGCTGGACCCGAAACCCAACGAGGGCCGCATCTACATGTGGGTGCGCAAGAACCGCAACGGCAAGCGCGACAACGCCCTCATCCTGGTACCCAACAACACCTACACCGCCTTCGAGGAAGGAAACTCCCTGCAAGAGCTCCGCAGCCCTTCCGAGACGACCGGCTCCATGGACCTCCACCACGAGCCAGTAGAAGAACAACAAGACCTACCCTTCTGACCTATGGCATACAAACCACACAACGAGAACCTCTGCCTCCGCTGCCGTTTATTTGTGGGGGGGGTATGTAAGAAAAGCGAATACGACTACTGCAAAATAACAAAATCAAGAATAACCCAGTACCATGAACCCCATCAACATTGAAAAGCGCGTCAAGGAGGAGACCGACTCCATCCGCAACCGGGTGCGCAAGTCAAAGACCATGACTCCCGGAGAGAAGAACGCCATCCTTAACCGCCTCGCCGCCTTGGACTCCTGGAGCAAGAAGGTGGCAAAGCAGCAGGTCACCCCTCACTACCGCCACGCAGCCTACGACGCCCGCACCAACGAGGATATCGCCGCCCAGATGCGTGCCAAGAAGGCCGTCTTCGCCGCACTCATGGCAGGGCGCCGCGTGGACCTCACTATGGCCGCAGAGTTCCAGGTCTCCCAGATGCACACCGCCATCGCTCAGATCCGGCGCGACATCAACCGCAAACACCCCGACCTCATCCTCTGCGACGAGTGGCTCAGGCCCTCGGACGGCTCCCGACCCTACAAGCAGTACTGGCTGGTCCAGAAGGAGGGCGCCAATGAATAGCACAGCCCTTGCCTTTGTAGGTGGCATCCTCTGCGGAATCTTCGTCGGTGCCTTCCTCCTCGCTCTCTTCATCTGGGCAGTCGTTCACATGCCCGACGACGAGAACGAGAACCACAACTTTTTTGACAATCAAGACAAACTATAAACCCACAAAACTATGGCAAGTTACAACAACATCCAGCTCCTGGGCAACATCGGCTCAGTCGAAGTCAAGACCTTCCAGAACGGAGGCAAAATCGTAGAAGCAAACCTGGCCACCTCGAAGCGGTGGAAGGACCGCAACGGAGAAGTCCGAGAGGAGACGCAGTGGCACAAGCTCGTCATCGGCGGCAACCTCGCCGACACCGCGGAGAAGTACGTCCAGAAGGGAGACCCTCTCTTCGTTACCGGGGAGATGACCTACCGCAAGTACCAGACCCGCGAGGGCGAGAACCGCTCCGTGCCTGAGGTCCGCGTGCTCACCCTTCAGCTCCTGCCGAAAGGTATGAGGGAAGGGCCTGCCACATCCGGCAGCGCACCGGCTCCCGCTCCTCAGGCTCCGGCCCCTGCCGCTCCCACCGCTGACCCCGCACTCGTGAACGCAGGGCTCGTTGACCCTCAGGACAACCTCGACGGAGACCTGCCCTTCTAAAGCGCACCGGCCATGAGTACCTGCCACGAGTGCCGCTTCTTTTCCGACCTGGGCCGCTGCCGCAACGGCGCGGCTCGCCGGTCGGACGTAGGCTTCTTCCAGAAGGCCTGCGACAAATTCCTGCCCCCCCCTAAGGAGGCTAATCAAGAACCCACAAAACAACCCCAAACCATGGAAAAAGAAACCAAGATCGCCCCGGCAGAGACCGAGGCCCCAAAGACCAAGACGTGCCGCGAGTGCGGCCGTGAGCTTCCCCTTGACAAATTCAGTAATGGCCGCCACGGCCTTCTCCACGTCTGCAAGGACTGCATGAAGGCTAAGCGATCCAAGGCCGCAGAAAAAGGCGAGAGGCCCGGCCGCTACAAGACGCCGGAGCGCAGACCCTCCGAGACCTTCGTCTCCATGCTGACACCCCTCAGCGACACCGTCCTCATCGAAGAGCTGAAGAAGCGCGGCTACACCGGCACCATCTCCAAAACCATCACCTGCGAGCTATGACATACTTGTTTTTTGACACCGAGACAACTGGCGTCCCGAAGAACTACAAGGCGCCATCTTCCGACCTTGAGAACTGGTCCTGCAGACTGGTCCAGCTCTCTTTCATCCTGAAGAACGAAAAGCAGGAGGAACTCTCCCGCGGGAACTTCATCGTGAAGCCCGACGGCTTCGAGATACCGACCGAGGCTTCCGACATCCACGGCATCACCACGGAGAAGGCCCTTGCCGAGGGCCTGGAGCTCAAGAAGGTGGTCTACTACTTCCTGGGTGCCTGCAAGCTCGCCGACGTCCTTGTGGGCCACAACGTCAGCTATGACGTGCACGTGGTCGGTGCGGAAATGATCCGCTGCTTCCAGAAGGACTACATCGAGAAGCAGGAAACCATCGACACCATGCTGGCGTCCGTTGACTTCTGCAAGATTCCCGGCAAGTTCGGATTCAAGTGGCCGAAGCTCATGGAGCTCCACCAGAAACTCTTCGGCTGCGACTTTGACAACGCGCACGACTCCTCGGCCGATATTGCTGCCACGGAGAAGTGCTTCTGGGAACTCAAGAAACGCGGCATCCTATGAACAACGACCTCCTCAAAGTAGGCGACCGTGCCAGCTGGGAATCCATCAACCGCACCTATACGGGGACGGTCTTGAAAGTGGACGACCGAGGCGTGCAGGTCGCTATTGACGGCGGAGGCGTTATGGTCCTATCAACAACCCGCTCCATCCGCTATGCTGAGGCTGAGCGCAAGCGGAGGATGGCGGAAAACTATAAAAAACCAACCCTATTTACGGCTCAAAAGGAAGCCGGGCGGGTGCAAGTCCCGCAAGAATAAATATTGATGTTTTCTTAGGCCAAGCAACCAGCCCCGGAGGGATGACACCCGAAGGGGCTCCAGAAAGAACCGGGTTAAAAGACGCTCTTTGTGTTTTCCTGCGAAAGGCCTCCCGGTCTGCCGAGTAGCGCTTTTGTTTAACTGATATGCCCCCAAAAGGAGGGGGAGCCGTGAGATACGGCCATTCCTTTATCGGAACTGGTGGTTTCTGGCAGGTCATAGAGCAAAAGTAGTGAGCCTCCCCGTTGTGAAACGGGCATCCCTCGCAAGGACGGAGAAACACTTTCGCTAAATGAGTCGGCAGGGGGCGATACCCCTCCCGACTCCCACACAAACCAATCTCAAAAGATTATGGCAAAGAGACCAACAACCATCCGCATCCCTGCACAAGGTGCAGCAGGTGCCCCCAAGCCCCTCAATCCTCAGGAGCAACTTGCCGCCATCGCTCGCGGCTTCACCCAGCAGTACCAGAGCATCGCCCAGGGCGTCCTCTTCAACCTCGTCCACGGCTATGCCACCTCCGGCAACGTGGTCCCCGCCGCCGACCTCCTCGTCAAGGAGACGCTGGAGGTGACGGACTCCTTCATGGCTAACGTCGGCCCGGCCTGCGACAAGGCCTTCGAGGAGCTCGTCGTGAAGAAGCAGGCAGCAGCAGCCGCAGAAAAGAAGGAGGGCGAGTGATAGTCATCGGCATCGACCCCGGAGACCACACCGGCCTCGCAGTATGGGACACGGGCCAGCAGGCGTTTGTCCTGCTGGCTACGCTCCCTCTGCACAAGGCCATGCAGGAGGTCGTCAAGTGGACCACCGCCCCGGAGCTCGCACCGCAGCGCAAGGGCAAGAAGGTCCACGTCGTCTGCGAGGACGCACGCCAGCGCACCTGGTTCGCCCCTGAGCGCAACGTCTCCGAGTACCGCGGCAAGCTCATGGGAGCCGGAGCCGCCAAGCGCGACGCCAAGATCTGGGAGGAGTTCCTTTCCGACAAGGACGTCGCCCTGCCCTACGCCGACGACCTCGGCCTCACCTTCACCATGCACAAGCCGCAGGCCCACGGCACCAAGTGGGCCGCCGACTACTTCGCCCGCGTCACCGGCTTCAAGGGCCGCACCTCGGAGCACTCCAGAGACGCCGCCCTGCTGGTGTACGGCTGGCGCTAAAATGTTATTTCCAAGTGTGAGCACAAAGTACGAAATAGTCGAGGACCTTGCCCGCAACCGCGTAGTGGAGGAGATGTGCTGCAACATCGCGCACGTCCCCTCCATCACTGCGGACCTTCAGGACCTCGCCCAGATAATCTACGTCGCGCTGCTGGAGTACCCGGATGACCTTCTCATAGACCTTGCCAAGGACTCCGCCATCCGCTTCTTCATCGCCCGCATGATTATCAACCAGTGGAACTCCGGGCACTCGCCCTTCCGCGACCTTGTGACACACTTCTCCAGCATCACCGACGAACTGAGCCAAAGCCATGACAAGGCAGAGTAAGAAACCGCACGCTCCGGCAGCCTCTGACGAAGAGGTGCGCGAGGTGGTCCGTGACTACAAGACCATCCGGGAAGACTACCGCTTCGACGGCGGTCTCTTCTCGTCTGAGCCTGACCGCACCGCCCGCCTGAAGTGGGTGCTGGACCACCGGCTCAACGACGTCGACCGCACCCTCATCATCCTTTACTGCGACTGCCTGAGCACCCGCAAGCTCGGCAAGCGCCTCGGCATCTCCCACTCCCTCGTTGCAAAGGAGATCCGCCGCATCCGGGAGCATATCCTGGAAGAGTACGACAAAATCAAAGACAATGAACATCTATTCTGACCTGCTTCTCGTTGCCCTTATCGTGGTGTACGTGGTGGCCCTTTCCGGCTTCACCCAGACGTGGCTGGGGTGGCTCTCCAAGTTCACCGCCCGCTATGGCTACGGCCCCGTTCATCAGCTGCGCCCGTTCTCATGCGCCCAGTGCATGACGTGGTGGTGCTGCCTTCTCTGGGCGGCTATCCGTGGCGAGCTCTCCCTGCCCGTTGTGGCCTATTCTGCAGGGCTCGCGTTTTTTTCAATTACACTTGAAAATGTTTTGATATTTATAAGGGAAGCCCTTTTGTGGCTCGTCTCCAAGCTTAACGAATTATGGATGCAGAAAGACTGACACCTTACCTCCGCCGCCGCGTCATGCGCCTGACTACGGCGGACCGCGTCGTCCTTGCCCGCGACATCCAAGCATCGCTGACCGCCCCGGATGGGGTCCAGACGGAAGCCCGGCTCCGTCATCTTGCTGGCGTGATGAAGGCGGTCTCCGGCTGCGACGTGATGGAGCGCTCCCGCCGGGCCGACATCGTCCGTGCCCGCGTGGTGTTCATCTTCGTCGCAAGGGCGGAGGGCTTCAGCCAGTGCACCATCGGCGAGTTCCTCAGCATGAACCACTCCAGCGTCTCCTTCATGGAGAGCAAGATGGCGGATGCGCTGAGCCTGCCGGTGGCCTATCAGGACTACATCGGACTATACAATCAATTCACAAACGCAATACTATGAGCAAGAACCCAAAAATGAGCGCCATCCAGCTGAGGAAGCTGGAGACCTATGAGCGTCACTTCGACACGGTCATGCGTGCCGGTTACTGCTCCTATCCGGGGCAGGAGGCCATCGACAGGATGCGCGATGTGTGGAAGGAACTGACGGGGAAGGACTATCCGTTCCGCGCCGGTTGCTCCACGTGTATCTTCAACCTTGTGCAGGACCTCGGCACGCTCTACCGCGCCCAGCGTCCCATCGGCTGGAAGGAGAAGAAGGAGGCCGAGAAAGCCGCCAATGAGGCCGCAAAGGCCGCGGGACAAGGAAAGGCCCAGACGGAGAACGAAAGCCCCGCAGAGGGCGAGGAACCGGGCAAGGAGGAGGAGTAGGCCATGAGGAAGGAACGCAAGGTCATAGCCATCGACCTCATCCAGCTCAACGAGGGCCAGCTGGACTGGCTCCCGAAGAACCCGCGCCAGTGGACCCAGACCGACATCGACAAGACCGCAGCCTCCATCCTGGAGGACCCGGACTTCCTTGAGGACCGCCCGCTTCTGGTGGTGCCCTTCGGGAAGGAGTTCGTGGCCTTCGGTGGTAACCTTCGTCACGAGGGCTGCAAGGCCGCCAAGAAGCCGACCGCGCCCAGCATGGTGTACTACCCGGAGACGGCCGAGGACTACGAGACCATCAAGCGCCGCGCCATGAAGGACAACGGCTCCTTCGGCAAGTGGGACTTCGACGAGCTCGCCAACAACTGGGACGACCTGCCGCTGGACTCCTGGGGCGTTCCTTCCTGGCCCGCACCTGAAAACGCCATCCAGAAGGAAATGCAGGAAAAGGGCCTCAGCACTGAGGGCAAGGAGGGCGACGAGAACTACGACGCCTTCGTCGACAAGTTCCAGCAGAAACTCACCACCGACGACTGCTACACCCCCAAACCCGTCTACGACGCCGTGCTCAAGTTCGTGGGCACCATCACCAAGCTGGACGGCCGCAAAGTCGTGCGCCCCTTCTATCCTGGCGGGAACTACGAGGACCTCAGCCAGTACCCGAAAGGCTGCGTCGTGGTAGACAACCCGCCCTTCTCCATCCTCTCCAAGATCTGCCGCTTCTACTGCGAGCGCGGCATCCAGTTCTTCCTCTTCGGTCCAGAGCTCACGCTGTTCACCGCGACGGATTGCGACCTCACCTACATCAACTGCGCCGGCCACATCATCTACGAGAACGGCGCAGACGTCCGCACCGGCTTCATCACCAACCTCATCCCCGACCTGCGCGTCTGGGTGTGTCCTGAGCTGGGTCGCCTTATTGACGAGGCGCAGCCGAAGGAGGATAAGACCAAGCGCGGCTTCGTCTACCCGGACAACATCATCACCGCTGGACTCCTCGGCAAGATTGCGGAGCGGGGTGTAGAGCTGAGAATCAGCAAGACCGCCTGCGAGTATATCAAGCAGAGCGACAGCGCCGAAGAACAAGGCCGTTCTCTTTTCGGGGGGGGGTACATCGTCAGTGACCGCATCGCGCGGGAACGGGCAGAGGCAGAGCGCATCGCGCGGGAACGGGCAGAGGCAACACAACTCAACCTCTCCGACCGAGAAAAGGCCATAATTGCGAGGCTGAACGAGCAAGACAAGGAAACGGACCAATAACTCCCGAAAGTGGCCGTAAGGCTGCAAAACCGGGCAAAAACAAAGCATCATGAAGTTCACGAAGGAAATGCAGGACCGCATCATCAGCTGGGTGGAGCAGAACGGGCTCCAGCCTCAGCCGTGTGGTGCGACGCTCATCTCTCTTTGCAGGGCCTGCGGCATCGACCCGAAGACCTTCCACAAGTGGGAGCAAAAGTCCGCGTTTTCCGCGGACCTTACCCGCGCCCGCGCGATGTTTGCGGAGTCCCACCTGGTTCAACTGGAAAACGACCTCATCCGTGCCGCCCATGGTGCCGAGGTGAAGCACGTGAAGGAGAAGGCGAAGGCGGAGGTCATCACCATAGTGCATAAGGACGGCACGAAGGAAACCCGCCTGGGCGACCTCAAGACGGTGGAGGCCTTCCGTGATACCTACGTAGGAGCCCCGGACGTCCGGGCCCTTCAGTTCGCACTCTCCAACCTCGCCCCCGACAAGTGGAAGCTGAAGCAGGAAACCACCCTCCAGGCTCAGGGCGTGAACATTGAAATGACTCTGCCGCAGGAGGCCATCGACGGACTGAACCACGCCATTGAGACCGGCGCCAAGCCCAGAGCACCCAAGGACGAAGAGTAGACCATGCAGACCACCCGCACCTTCGCAAAGATAGCCGCAGCCCTCCGCGAGTCCCCCCGCTACATCGACAACCGCGGAGGGGCTCGTTCTGGTAAGACCTACGCCGAGCTCCAGATAGCCGCCATCCTTGCCGCGAAGGATAAGACGCCCACCATCACGTCCGTAGTCTCCGAGAACCTGCCGCACCTCAAGCGCGGCGCCATCCGTGACTTCCGCAACGCCATGGCCGACATGGGCCTCTGGAACGAGAACCGCTGGAGCAGGCAGGAGAACATCTATACCTTCGCCACCGGCTCCATCATCGAGTTCTTCGGGGCTGACGTCCCCGGCAAGCTCCAGGGCCCGGCCCGTGACCGCCTCATCATCAACGAGGCTAACCGCGTGGACTGGGAGGCCGCCCGCCAGCTCATGGTCCGCACCTCCGGCCTCGTCATCTACGACTATAACCCCAGCGCCCCGTTCTGGGGTACTGACGAGATACCGAAGCGCGACCGCTACAAACTCATCCACACCACCTACAAGGATAACGAGCTCCTGCCCGACGAGGTGCGCCGCGAGATTGAGGCCAACAAGGGCACCGGCAACTGGTGGCGCGTCTACGGCCTCGGCCTCATCGGTCAGGTGGAGGGGCAGGTCTTCGACTTCAAGGTGGTGGACGACATGCCCAACCCCGCGGGCTTCATTGAGACGTGGGGGCTGGACTTCGGCTTCACCAACGACCCCACCACCATCATCCGTTGCCTCGTCCACACCGGCCGCCGTGAGATATACGCGGACCAACTCTGCTGGCAGGCAGGCATGACAAACCCCGACATCGCCGACGCCCTGAAGGACTACGGCATCAAGGGGCCCGGCAACGGCCCGACCGTCTGGGCTGACTGCGCCGAGCCGAAGTCCATCGAGGAGGTAAAGCGCTACGGGGTGAACATCAAGGCCTGCGACAAGCGCGCCGCAGTGCGCGAGCAACTCCAGTCCCTCCAGCCGTGGACCATCTACGTCACCCGCCGCTCCGTGGACCTCATCAACGAGGGCCGCAAGTATCTCTTCAAGCAGCGCCCGGACGGCACATGGACCAACGAGCCCATCGACTTCTTCAACCACGGCATCGACGCCCTGCGCTATGCCTGCTATACTGGCGTCATCCTCGCCGGTGCCCGTGGCTTATACACCGTATCATTCAACCGCTAAGCCATGATAGACAACTACAACACCCTCCCGCTGGGGCTCTACCTCAACATCGACGCCGTCCTCCAGGACAAGGGCGCCGACGACCTTGACAAGCAGGTCCGCATCATCGCGCTCCTCTCAGGCCTCTCCGTGGACGACGTCCTCGCGCTGCCCCTTGCAGAGTACTCCGCGCTCTCGGCCAAGACCGACTTCCTCCGCCACGAGTGCCCGCCCGTCAGTGCCCCCTCGCGTGTCATTTCCGGGGACTTCGTCCTCGTCCCGGCCAAGGACTTCACCGCCATCACTACGGCCCAATACGTGGACTTTCAGACCTTCTCCAAGGGCGGCACGCAGAAACTCCCCGAACTGCTCTCCGTCCTCCTCATACCAGAAGGCCACAAGTACAACGACGGTTACGACATGGCCGACGTCATCCGCGTGGTGCGCGAGCTGAGCCTGCCCGTGGCGCTCGGTCTCTCCGCTTTTTTTTTCGGGCGGTTAGTGCAATCAATTCAGGCTTCCCTCACCTCTTTGGAATCGGCGAAGATACCGAAGCGGAGGAAGGCGGAGCTGAGGAAGAGGGCGGAGGACCTGCAAACCCTTCTCCGTGGGGTTGGATTGCAAATGTAGACCGCGCCTCCGAGACCATGCGCTGCTCCTGGGATGCCGTCTGGGACAAGCCCGCCGTGGAGTTCCTCAACGTGCTGGCCTACCGTAAGGACAAGGACGTCGCCGAGAAGGAAGCGCTCGACAAGTGGAGGCGCCAGCATTAAAATACACTTCCCCCGGTTTTGTTATTTCCTTGTGATGGCAGACGCACTCTTCACACCCACGGAGCTCACAGCCTTGCTCAAGCAGCTGGGCGAGGACGTCAGGCAGGGCTACGTCGACAAGCTCGTCAAGAACGGCCGCCCCACCACGGAGAACACCCTGGCCTCCACCGTCAAGGCCTACGTGGAAGTGAAGGGC